ATCTAGATATTTTATATCAAGGTGACTGTCTGCTAAGTCTCCATTACCTACAACTACTTGACCTGTTGGCAGTATAGAGAATACTCTCTTACTATCAACTGAATAACTGTGTCTAATCCCTACTGCTGTATTATGTAGGATACTTGTATCTGTAAGCTTGGTATCAAATACATTAGGTATAGTTACCTCTGTAGTATCAACTCTATACTTACCAAACCCATTAGAGACAACCAGCTGTCTTGTAGGGTTAGACTCTCCAATACCTACACTACCACTCTCAACAATAATACCATAGTTGTTATCTCCATTCTCTGCAGAAACAAATAAGCCTATATTTGCTTGACCGGTGTTTACTACACTGTTTTTAAAGTATCCAGCATGTTTTACTCCAGCCTTCTCTTGTGTGCCTGTATAGTAACCTACAACAGCTGACTGGATATCAGGTATTGTACTTAAACCGAACTCTGCTCCATCTGTTAAACCTCCAAGTATCCCTATACTACTATCTGGACTCCCTAAGGCTGTTAAGTTTCTCCCTAGTACACCTACAGCTTTACCTGTTACTCCACTAAAGTTACCTATAACACCTAACCCTAAGAGTTCACTATCTAAACTACTAAATATACCCCCATACCCATTAGCCACTGAACTACCAACCCCTGTACCTTCAACACCTACATTCTCTGTATCTGACTTCTGTCCTTCAAAAGAACCACCTATGTTTCTTCCTCCAGCTGCTATACTAGAAGCTTTACCTACTATCCCAATTCCTCCTGAGGTAGAAGTTGAGATACTCACCAGTCCCTTCTCTAAAGTGGTAGTAATATTAAGTGCTACTGTTGGGTCTAGTAGACCAATTCCTGCAGTAACTCCATTATCCTTAATTGTACTGTCTTGTAGTCCTCCTGACTTCCATCTTGGTATATAGTCATCTGTACCTGTACCAATAAGAATAGTCCCACTACTGTCTGGTAAAGTCCAAGTTCTGTTAGCTGTTGTTACAGCTGAGTTAAGAGAACCACCTGCTCCATTACTATACTGAAGTACATCTCCTGAACTAACAACTATATTCTTACCACCTGTAGTATTCCCACCTGTAAGTATACCTTGTAGTGTGTTGCTTGAGTTTGAGATTGTATCATCTACATACTTCTTTGTTGCAGCATGTAACGGGTTAGTTGGTGCTCCAGATAAGGTAAGGTACCCTGTCATTACACTACCTGCTATCTCAACAAAAGTACCTGTCCCACTAAATGTCTTCCAAGTGCTAGACCCTATATCATAGTACTTGATAATCTTCTGTCCAGTATTATCATCATACCACATCATCTTAGTATTGGATGGTGGGATGGTTCCAATATGGATTGCTGAGATCTGTCCTAAATTAACTACTGCCATCTTACTACTCTGTATATGTTAACTGTCCTGTACTGGTATCAATTCCTATCTTTGTTGCCTCTAATCCTGATACAATAAGTTCACCATTACTATTCTTTGAAAAAGTAAACTTACTACTATCATACTGGACTCCTCCTTCTCCTTCAATAAATAGAGTTCCCCCTTGAGTCTCTCCACCTACCATCTCAGAAATAAAGGCAAATGTAACCCCTATCTTCTCTTTAGCATACTTTGTAATAATACTGATAGTACTGCCTACAGTTATTAAAGAGGTTACTGTTGGTATTTGTTTTGTTTCACTCATATCTTATATGGTTGAAAGTATTGTTTGTTGGTATGAAGAATCTGGATTTGCTGGGTAGTATAGAGGGTTTAGTGTACCTGCAACATTGGCTAGTATATTTCCATTTAAGTCAAGCATTAGAAAGCTTCTTATTCTAGGCAACTTATTACTATCTACAGTGATATCTGTACCTGGTATAAACTGTGTATCTGGTACACTCCTGACTCCCTCTGTATTCTTCACTATATTTAGTAAATCATCCCACTCTACCTTCATATCTGGTTCCCAGAATCTAAAGTCTAAGTATTTTGATATCTGTACTTGGATATCTTTTCTCACCTCATCTATATTATATGATGACTCCACCTCTACCCTAAATGAGATATCTATTGGTTGGTATTCAATGTTCTTAACTTCAAGATTTGAAATAGTACTCCCAAATGGTTTTAGATCTGAGATAGCTAAGAAGTCTTCACTTCTAATCTCTATATCATTTAATTCTGAAGGTGATAGATCTATCCCATTATGGGTAACAACTGCAAGGACTATCTGCCCTTGTGAATTTTTACCGTGATAGAATACCCTTATCACATTATTATTAAGTTTATTGAATATCTGTGTAATCTTTGAAAGTGTACTTGTTGCTGCTAAATTTGCACCTTCCTTTATTCTCTTCTTGAACAAGTCATCATCTTCAATATCCCTCCCTCCAAAAGCTGCATACTCATTAATACAAAACTCATGTCCTGCAGGTTCAGGAGAAATCTTTGTAAGTGTAAGTGAGTCAACATTCTGCTGTCTACCCACTCCTTGACTTCTTACTTTAACATAACCAAACCCATGTACACCTAGGGTGAGATCTTGTTCAATATCAAATACTTGACCATGTACACCTGTTAAGGTGTGTACTCCATTCTGGTAAACAGTACCAGGGAGACCTACAACTCTTACAAAAGAGGAGCTTCCACTTGAACCAAATCTAGGAGCTATCCCTTTTGAATCTGCTATACTGTCAAGTTGTGACCCATATGCTGAGTCAACAAGTATATGTGACTCAACCAGAGCTATATCTTTAATAGCTTTCTGAGAAACCTTAGCTACACCAAAAGCTATTCCACTAAGGACACTGTTGTCTGCTATCTTACTAACCCTATTCGTATTATTGAGTAGTGTCTCAGTAAAAACTTGCTTAAGCTCTGTAATTGTTGATAATCTTGTCTTCATACAATCTAAATATAATGATATTTACTGAAATCTACATTATATAACCGAAGATATTTTAAATTCATTATCTCCCCTGCCTATAATATCCATCTCAATAAAGATCCCATCTTGGTGTCTTTCTATTTTTGTTAGTGAAAAGCTTTCAATTGTATCATCACTTCTTAGTACTTGAGTTATCTGTCTGATAAGTATTGGATAGGAGATACTATTAATGTTCTGCCCTGATACAAGACTCTTAGATAAACCTTGTTCAACAAACTCTGGATTATCCCCTTTCTTTAGCTCTAGTAGGTTTTTAACTGACTGCAGGAAACAATCATCTCCCTCAACTACATCCAAGTCATCATCTACAAATGAAAGTACCTGGTTAATATCCTTCCCCTTAATAGTTTCACTATTAATAATATCTACCACTGACTGGACAGAAGGAGATATATTACTCTCTCTACTTACTTCTATGCTTGTCCCACCTCCTGGTGTGTAGTCTTCCTCTTTCAGGTCATTAAGGATTGCTGTTTCATACCAACTCTGATTCTCGTCAGTATGTCCCATATCTCCCCCTAGTAATCTCTCAAGAGTCTGGTTTTGTAGTAGTTGTACTTTAAAAGTTGGCTTCTCAACTTTCTTAGCTAATACATATGAAGTCCTTGTCCACTTTGGAGAATTAGAGATAGTTTCAAGTTTTGTTTTAGCCTCTTCAATAACTTCAAGTAAGTCCCACCAGTCAGTGGTACTAAATCTTCTTACATTTAGCTGGATAATATAGTCCAGTCTCTTTGACTCAATCACTAGAGTATCAAGTAGCTTTACTGAATCTGAAGGTATCTTCTCCTGTACCCCACTATAGTAGCTTAGTAGTTTCCCATAGTGTTGGTCAGAGAACTCTTTTATTGCCAATAGATATAGTTGCAGATTATACCTTGTTATGTTTCTAAACTCCTGGATTAAATTATTATCTAGTGCCATACTCTTAACCTGTTATACCTTTAGTAATACTATTCCCTACTTTATCAAGTAGACCCTTTACCCTCTTACCTTGTGTTGCAATTGGATTAGAGGCATCTTCCCTTATAATCTCTCCAATCTTCCCTGCAAGTATATTAACTCCCCCTTGTAAAGCCCCCATCCCTAATGTTTTTAGTAGTGATGATGCCCCTACTGTACCTAGAAGATCAGAGGGTGCTAGAACTTGGAATGTAATAGAGTACCCCCACATTCTGTTATTTGTGTTCTTATCCATTCTTAGGACTAAAGAGGATTTCTCAACCAAATAAGATTCACCTAGAGAAGGGTTATATAAAAATAATTTATAGGGTTTCCCTTTATCATCAAGACTTAGTGATTTCTGAGCAATATTCTGCAGTAACTTAGTACAACCATACCCTGTCTTTATCTTAGCATCAAATGGGTTTTGGAGTTCTGAGAGATTACCTCCTTTAAGTGCTTTGAAGCTCTGTCCAAATGCTTTGAAGTCAATTAGCTCTGTCCCTATAAGTACCTTAAATGATCTTCCAAAGTTTCCAGTCAAAGTAATATCCTCTGGGGTATAGGTGTTACTTACTAAAGAGATAGTTCCTCCTGCTGTTTTCTTAACATTTGTTACCTCTACCTCTGACTTTACTATTTCATCAGGCATTACAGGGAAAGAGAAGTAGTCTGCTGTATCTCCACTTGAATCCACAAGCTCAAGTGTCATCATATACACCTCAAACTCCCCTGGGAAGAGTGCACCAAGTGTAGGCCTGCCTAAACTTGCAATTAACTCTCTAAATCTTTTACTTGCTTCTGTTGCCATATCCTTAACTTATTGTCCCACTACCTGGACTTGTTGTTGCTCCTGTCTGTGCTGTTGGACTCCCTGCAGTTGAGACTGGTATCCCTGGCTCTACTGTTACAGTTGCAGATGAGACTGACTCAATTAACCAGTCAGAGAACCCATCACAGTACTTATCTATCTTAGATTTTGTCTCCTCAGTAGGATTATCTTGTAAAGATAATAAGAAAGTCTTAAGATTACCTTTGATTACACTCTTTATCATTGCCATATCTATTCAATTTTTAAATAACTACTTAACCACTTACTTGTCTCTGTCTTCATTTTTAGTATCCCTGCAGCATTTACAAGGGGCTGAGGGCCAAGTGATGTTGCTACTGTCTGCCCTGCTATAACATCTATTAGTGAGTGGATAAACTTCTCTTTCTCATCACCCATAACAGCTCTTGTATTCCCTTTACCAATAGTAAACTCACTCTCTTCAACTCTGAACCCTGAAGTACTTTCACTGACTATACCTTCTATACTGTCATTCTCTACTATCAAAGAGGTAGTCTTTTCTTCTTTGATACCACTATTAACTTCTACACTAAAACTCTCCTGTAACTTAAGCTCTGCAGTTTTTGACTCTAAGTAGAAGTCTCCATTTACTGTAACATCAAGTATTCCAGTCCTGTTCTTGTTTGATACATTTATCTTAAGTCTGCCCCCTTTGTTTGTATTACTCTGTGAGGTAATGTAAATAGACCCATCTCTAGCTAGTCCACTTATAGATACTTGCCCATCTCTGTCCCATCTTGAGAAGCTGAACTCATTCTCCTCCAGTGAATCTACCATATCATCTGAGTTATTAATTAGAGCAACTATCACTGGACTGTTATAGATTGGTAAGTTTATCCAAACAACACTAGACCCTAACTTCTCTGAGGTATCTGGAAATACTATTCTTTCAAGTACACTGGTATCTACTGTAACATCATGAATCACATCCAAGTTTACTCTAGATATCATACTTACTGTACTACACTGGTAGCAGTTCTTGATATAGATATCCCTATCAGTATTTGGAGGGAGGATAACTCTCCCAATTCCTACTGACTCTCTTTCATAAGCAGCACCACTTCTCCCTACTGGATTTCTTTCTTGACTATTCATCTCTTATAACTACTTTACTCCCTCCAAACTGTCTTCTTTCAAGGAAGAAATTTAATACTGCCCTATTTACATCTGAACTACTATTAGTATGTACTACTACATCTGACTTATGTTCACCTCTCTCACCTTCTTCAGTATCTTGACTTTCTTTAGTATTGAGCTGCTGTCTTAGTCTGGAGGACATTCTTTCAGTATCAACTATATTAAAGTAAGATAGCTCTACATCTTTTCCATTTACATTTATTGTTCTGTCACCAGTCACATAGTCAAGTACCATCCCTCTCTCAACTTGTATAACTGTAGTTCTGTCTATACTTGAGCTGTAACTTTGTGTTACACTAAGTATATAGAAGATCTCATTTGTTGGTTTATAGTAAAACCAAGTACCCTTCTTTAGTCTTCTATCTCCGTTTACTATAATTGTACCTTTTCTAGTAAAGGGTTTGTAGATTGTAGTGTCAACTACAAAGATTAAGTCATCAATCCCTCTGTCTCTAAGATAGCTTCTGTTTAGTGCACTTGAACTGTCTTCTTGACTAGTAAATGGCAACATATTAGTTGATACCCTTAATCTCTTATTTCCCCAAATCTCTGCCAGTTCTGGGAATAAGATAGTAGGGATTACACTTGCAAGCATATCACTTGTACCCCAAGCTCCTGCCTTGTAATCAATTTGATACATAGTATAAGCTTCTGTATCAAATGATAAACTCTCACTAAGTACATCTACACTATCTACAACCACATTAGTTACCCACCCTTTTCTAAGATGTTCCCTTACTAGTTTCTTATTAAGTGGAGGGGTTCTGAATATAAAGTAGAAGTCAGCTCCCCAAGTGTCCATATGAAACTCTATCCAAGGGGCTTGTGCATAGTTCCATATTAAGTTGATTAGTGAACCATCAGGTCTCCCTAAGCTAACATCAGCTAACTTTCTGTTCTCAATTGTTTCATCAAAAATTAATTTTACCCAAGACCAGATACCTCCCCCAACACTCTCCACAATCTCGACATCCTCCTTTTCAGCTTTAGATAAATCATGGTAGTCATACATACACTTAATAATTTCAAGAATAGTACTCTTACTGGAACTCCCTGTATCATAGACTCCACTAATTCTTGCTCCCCTATACTCTACTACTTTCTCAGAGGCAGAAGCTGGCATACTATAGATTTCTAGGATTCCTCCTTTATAGTCTTTGTAGAATATCTCTATCTGTTTATCCTGAGGGGCAGTCTCTATCAAGTTTGATACTACAGTGTATAACCTCTCCCAAGACATAATTCCAACTCCATCTAGATTAAGGTTTGCTGTTTCCCCTGGATACAGATCCAGTAGTTGTGGGAACAGTCTTTGCCCTTCTGACTTCTTACCATACTGTAGGTCATGGTTAAGGCTCCTCTTCTTACTGTGTATCTCAACTATCCCTTGAGAAGTTCCTCCTCTACCTTGTAAAGCACTCTCTGGTATTATTCTAATATTTGATACAACATTAATAATCCAAGTTACTGCCTCCTGTACTGTTCTATATCTAGGTTCTGCATAGAAGTTGTATGAGTCAGTAAATAAGTTTCTCTTTACAAGCTTTGAATCTTTATTAATGAAGTTATGTTCATCAAATAGAATAGGGAACATATATGAGCCATCATCCAAGACAAGTTTAGACAGGTCTCTCCCACTCACCTGTATAGATACTTCATTACTACCTGGCTGTACTACTTGGGTAACATTATCAACTAAACCAATCATATCCCACTCCCCTTCAGTAGGATTAACCCAATCCCCATCTTCAATAATATTATCCCCTCTCTTCATCCTCTCCCTTCTAATCTCCCACTCTGATTCAAGTGGCTCAAAAGAGATAAAGACAATATCATTATTAGATAGTACATTCTTAAAGAAGAATTCAGTTCTTCTTAGTCCATCAATATCTTTTGTGAATAGTGATGACTTTGCTGTGACCTCCCCATCATGCTGTACCACTGTACTCTTATCAACCTCCCAACTCTGGCTACTCTTACTGTACTCCCCTTGGATGGGTGGAAGAGTGATAGAGAAGTTCCCTCCATTATCATCTGTACTTGTACTTACATTCAGTATGTATCTTGATACATCTATCCACTTACCTTGCAACCCATGTGAGTCTATATCTTGAGTAGTTCCAACTTTTGTTGAAGGTAGACCAGAAGTTTTACCCATACTTCTACTCCATACCATAACTCTGATATAAGGGAATTCTTTTTTAGTAAAAGCACCATCTACTGTCTGTTCTCCTAAAGACATCTTAGCATACCCTGGATTCTGGATTATCTGTTCAATCTTATCCCCCATAAATGCTGCTGCATCAGTAATAGGTTTATAGTTGGTGTCTGTTTCAAGTTGTCCAGCTCCACCATCTCTTGCAGCAACTGCTCTGTTAATTGAATCTTTAGGGATGAGAATAGATGTACCTGGTACAAAGAGATGTTTCCAAGTAATTGGTATATCAGTATCAATATTCCCTAGAGCCTGCTCAAACTCTTGCTTATACTTCTGAGAGTCAAGATAGCCATACTGAGCATAGATTCTCTCTAGATTGGAGTATCCATTCTTGTCCTTAATCTTTAGTAGATCACTATATGATAGTCCTACGAATAGTGAATCATTACTAACAAGCTCTGGTACTGTTGTAAACTTTCCATTTACTCTATATAGTATGTATTTTTCTTTATCCATCTCTTATCTGTGAACTCTATTTGATACACCTGGTTTAGGAGAGCTACCATCACCTCCATTGAACCAACCACCTACTGTCTGTGCTGCACCTACAAGAGTTTCAGCTAAATCTATTGCTGCTGTACCTACAGTTGCAAACCCATCAGTAACCCAAGCTGAGGATTCCATTACTTTATTAGTACCTCCAGCTTCAGCTGACTTTCCCTCCTGCCAAGCAGACTCCCAATTTATTCCAGCTTCAGGGTCTGAGGATTTACTTGTCCCTAAGCCTCCAACTCCACCTGCCTTCATTATTTCTTTTGATTCTGTAGACCCAAATCCTAGTGAGATTAATGACAATCTCTTATCACTCTCATTCATATTACTACTAAGTACTCTACTAATAGTGTCCTGTCCAACTGAACCAGCTATACCTTTCTCTTTTTCCTCAAGATAATCCAGATAGCTACCTCCATGATTCTTCTGATACTCTGAGAATTTGATAGCTTCAAGCTGGTCACTGCCACCTTGTATCATCTGGTTAACTCTCCCTGCAGTAGCACTTGCTCTTACAGCATCTGCCCTCTCTTGGCCTGACATAATTCTATTTAGTATTGAGGCATTAGTTGTACTACTACCTTTCCCTGTTGCCATATACTGCTGCTCCTGAAGTGATAGTATACCTTGTAATAAGTCATCTGTTCTTGACTTATTCATACCATAGTCACCCATTATATTCTTAATAAGTCCCATAGTAACTACTGGATCTACTCCCTTATTATCTTCAGAGCTTGAGTATCTTGTCATTTTAGCTAGACTACTTGAGTCTATTCCATGTGATCTTTCATAGCTAAGTAGAGATGACATTCTCCCTCCATCAATATGCTCACCAGCTGCTAAGTTAAGTTGTGCTGCTCTCTTATTAGCCTGTGCTGTTGTCATATCCTTTACAGAACCATAACCACCACCACCTGAGGCTCTAAATACATCACCATAGCCCTCCATCTGCTCACTGGCTGCTGAAATTGTCATCCCTAGAGCCCCTAGAACCATACCTCCTGCCAGTAGTAGTCTTGAACCTAGCTTATTTTCTGTATTCTCAGATCTCTTCGTAAGGAAGTCTCCTGAAGACTGGAACCCCATTGTGTACATATCAGTCTCTCTTACAAAGCTGTTCATTCCAGCTAGAGTAGACTTTACCCTGTCTCTACCTCCATCACCGCCTTCCTCTTCAGTGTCCTCAATCATCTGTCTTGTAAGAATAGATTTGAGTGCATCTTCATCAGACATTGCATCAACCTCATCTTCTGACTTCAAGGTCTTCTTTACATTCTCTCTGTCTGCAGATATTTGTTCTCTGGAAGTCTTTAGTATTCCTTGTAGTATCTCTTTAAGTAACTCTGTCTGTAGGCTATCCTCTTTACTTTCAATCTGGATCTTCTGCATCTCTTCCTTGAGACCCTTAGAGTCACCACTATACTTATCTTGGGCAGATAACTCTCTTGATTCCTTACTAAGCCTATTTCTCTTCTCAATGAGTGCTATCTCATCTTTCATCAACTTAATAAGTTCTCTTGAACTTGTAGCTTGGTTCTTTGAGTCCTCAGCAATACCTCTACCAAGGGCAAGTGCTCCCTCCTTCAGTTTAGACAACTTATCAAATACACCAGTATCTGATGCACTAATTTTTATCTCTCTATTTACACTGCCTGACATGTTCTAAATCTTTATGTTATCAAAGAGTAAGTCTACTTCCTCCTCTGTCATATTATCCTCTGAAGGAGATAGCCAGTTACTGCTTCCTGGTATATACTCTCTGTCTCTAAGAGGGATAACTCCTGCCTCTTCTTTTTGTTTCTCTCTCTTGAGATACTCCTCACGAGCCTCTTTATACAGTCTGTCTTCTGTTTCTTCAAGTAAGATATCAGCAAGAGTCATCTCTCTATGCTTTAAAGAGAAGAGGGGTATTTTGTGTTTCTCTCTCCATCTCTTATCATAGGGATATCTTATATTCCAGGAGGTGATAAACTTATTTAGCTCCTCCTTTGTCATCTTCTACAACTGTCTTCTCTTGTGTTTCATGTTTGTTTACCATCTGCTCATACTTATTCCACCAAGGTAGAAATTGCTCTTGATAGACTTTAAGTAAACCACCATTAGCATCAATTGCATCAAGGTTACGTATATCAACCTTCATATCTTTTACAAGACCTGGACAGAGTACAGTTAAGTAGGCACACATATCAATATAGTTCAATGTCCTCTCCATCCACTTTGTACCTGATAAGATCATCTCTGTATATTTTCCCTTAGAGAGCATCAGCTTTAAGGATTCAATATCAATGATGTTCTGTACTGTTGGCCATTCAACTGTATATCGGTTTTCTACCTTACTATCTGGTGTCTTGATGATAAGCTCTTTCTTTCTTTCCATTTCAAATAGATTTTATAATAAAAAAAGCGGCAACTTGCCGCTTTAAATTTAATAAATAAATCTTATATATCATAAGATTTATGGTATAATAATGATTGGATTCATGTATGTGAAGTCTTGGTCTCTACCTGAGATACCATTCTCAGTGATATCAAACCCATCTCTGTCTAGGAACATCCCTTCAATTCTTGCAAATGGTTCTGGATTGTTATTCTTCAAAAGACCAGTAGCTGGGTCAATAGCATCTTGTACTTTCTTAAAGATATCAAGGTCAACTCCTTGTTCTTGAAGTAATACATGTTCTACCCACTCACCAACTGAACCAGCCTTTCATGTAACTCCAGTACTTGGATTACCTTCAATACCAGCTACACCATCTTCTTCATACTTAATTGAGTAAAAAGAACAAGACACTGTACCATTCCACTGCAATGCTGGAAGTTCTTGTGGAGTTAATTCACCCACACCAGAGACTCTACCTCTGTTTATTGTCTCACTTACACGAATATTTCTCATCTTTCCAATTGGTTTCCCATTCAGTTTAATGATTGCAAGAGCACCTGTTAATACTTGAGCCATTTTATCTTAGTTTAATATTATTATCTAATTAGTTGAAGTTAAGAAATACTGTACCTGTAAAGAACAGTTTCGTAATTTCTGTGTTGAAGATTACATCGTAAGAAACTTTGTAAGCATCATTATCAAGAGTAACTACCACGTTTCTAAAGCTGATAATCATGTTGTCTTGAGTTGTTGTTACTGTCCTTCTCTTTAAGTAACCTTCTGTGAAAGTTTTTACATCTGATGCTGAAAGAGTATGTCTATTAGTACCATCTGGTTTCTTAAGAAGTTGCTCATTTGCATTTACAACAATCTCTTTGTTTACCTGAGCAATCATTCTTCTCAACTGTATTGAGTGAGTTGATGCATCTGAGTTTACCAGGAAGTCATTATCCTGTATTGAGTTTACTCCTTGAACTACTCTTATCATACTACCATCATGGATTGACATAAGAACCCCAGCCTTTAGACCTTTCTTCTGTTCTTTCAGTGATAACTTGTGTCTTTCACCATCAATCTTTAATGTCTTGAATGTAATAGGGATTTGTGGTTCTAACCCTGCAAGCCTACCACATACAACAGCTGCTTTATGCAAACTGGTCTGGTCTATCATTCCAGTTGAAGTTTGTGTAGATGTCTTAGTTGGACCTCCGTGACAAACTATCACTCTATCATTGTTATAGTACTGTGCAACTTCAATTGAGGAATCTGGTGTACCTGTAAAGGTATCAGAATCTTCTCCTGCCCCAATAACCATCATCTTATCACCAAATGTTGACCCATCAGCTATATGTGCTAGGATTTTACCATTAGAGGTTGACTTAGCTTCTGCACCATAGTCAGTAGCAAGTACTAAAGAGAAGTCAAGATCTTGGATACTTTCAAGTACCAAATCAAGGTCTGCTTGACTAAATGTCTCTGTACCTCCTGAGAATAAGTTATTATCTGCATTAGCTACAAGATCTGCTGGGTCAATTGAACCATCTCCAACTACTGTCTTGGACTTTAACTTAAAGTGTGAACCAAAAGTTGTATTTTTCTCCATCCAGGTATGTACTTCTTGAATATTCTCAAACTCTGGGGTTACCAAGATTAAGTCAGGAGTAGTTGATATCTCATCTCTACCATCCCATGTGAAACCATTCTCATCTTCTCCTCTGTAGGTTCCTCTAAAGAATTGTAGTACATATTTAGCAGGGTCATCTACTCCTGTAGACATTGTAACAGAATAACCCCTTGTAAGGACTGTCCCATCAACTGCTCCTGCAAATACTCCTGCTGTTCCTGTAGCTGTTCCTGTAACATTATATGCTGAAACTAAACCATCAAAATCTGTAGCAAGTTCCTGTCCTTGTGGATTTCTTGAACTAACTACAATTGTTGCTCCATTTGCTTTAGCTGTAAACCCTGAAGTACCTGAGTTAATACTGTCTGCTAGTGCAGTTGCAACATCTGACTCTGTCTCTGAGGCTTGTAGTGTATATGAACCAATCTCTACAGTTGAACTGTCAAGATCTGTGATTTCTATTGAGTGGGTATCTCCTGATGTTCCAGCAGCTGTAACTGTGAATGGTGTAGCTGTTGTTTTAGAAAGGATCTGGTCCCCTTCTACTCCATTGCCTACAAAACCTTCATTCCTTGCTTGAACTGTAAGTGTACCACCATTTGAACCATTCTCTAGTCCTATGGTTACTTCTGCAGGTACTGTTGCCCCAGCTCTGACATAAAAGAGTTTTGAAACTCCATTACCTCCACCTGGACCATTTGGTTGAAATAACTTCCCTGCTATATCCCAGAGAATACCTCCTCCTATTGCTCTTCTAAACTCTCCGAGTGTAGTTGCTTGGTAGATTGCATTCTTCTTCTCTGCAAGTTGCCCATTAATACCAGCCCCTGCTCCATAACCACTATTCATTCCAGAGTCAACTAGTAATACGTTACCATAAGACAGTGAAAGTGGTGGGTTTGTAACACCTGATACAAATTGAGAGTATGAACCTGGGAGTTCAACAACTTGATTATTAAATGTGAAACTTGTTGCCATGTTTTTCTAAGTTATACTTAAATATAATAAAAATTTCTATAGTAATTTTTCTTTTATGAAGATTTCTTTCCACTGATCTGCAGTTTTTCTACCAAGACTACCAAATCTCTTCTTCACTGTAACTCTTAAGCCTGTACTTAGACCTATAATATTACAGTAAGCCCAAGCAGGAATTGGTCTGTCTGCTACCTTCTGTCTCTTCTTTTGGGTTGGTGCCTTAGTTTCTTTCACTGCAACTTTTTGTGACTTCTTTTCATCCTGGCCTGTCTTCTCTTTCTTCTCTGTATCTTTACTCATAACTATTTATTTTACTGATTCATATCTTCTCCATCTGTTCTGGGCTTCTCAGGTGGGATTGGCCCAGGTCCAATTGGTACTACTGTCTCACCTTCAATTGACTTCATCTGTACCCAAACACTACTTACTATCTTATTCAATACCACCTCTGGTACATCAAGTTCATACCCTGCACTAAAGTTTATCCCTCTGGCATAAATCCCATTAGGTACCAACTCTTGACTGATAGTAATATCTCCTCCACCTATAGTTGGGTTAATAAATCCAGATAACTGGATATGTGTACTGAGTGAGATAATCATAGACTTGATTACATGGTACACAATTATTGTCTCTAAAGTATTATCTGATGTAATAACAATGTTTGCGTTAATGTTAAACTGTCTATTCAAGATAGGTCTCTGTGTTGACCCAATTACTTGCTCATCATTAAAACCTAAATCAATCCCAATCCCATCACTACCCTTACTTTCATTAGCCACCATTATATGAATGGTTGGAATAGCTGCCCTCTCTCTGTCAAAGAATAGTCTTGTATCAAGATACTTTGGGTCATTATCGTCTCTATTGATAAAGATCTCAACTGCCTGGTCATACCAATTATACTTCCCTAGAGTTTTCACCTTACTAGTACTTAGTAAATGAAAGAGTATTGTATCAGAAGGAGTCCCATTGTTTTGAGCAAAGTCCTCTCTAATAGCTCCAAGGCAAGCTTTTACTATCTCATGCAACTTTATATCTGGAATCATTCTCTTTCTCTTTAATACTGTTTACCCCAACATACTATCAAGGTGTGAATCAATTACATCACCAACCACTTTAGGTATATCAGAACTTGATAGTGCCTTTTCAGCTAGGTTATAGGCAGTAATACCTGTATGTACCCATGAACTATCATCACTATTACCTGATACCCTTCTAAATGACATTACTGGACCTCCTTTCTGCTTCTGCTGTAAACCTTCATACACACTATGTTTATTCTGATACTCTGGCATTAGTGTTGAATCTGCCAACTTTACAGGAGATCTTGTCTTAGGCACCTTAAATTCATCAGGTATACTTTTTAAGTCCAAAACTGACTCTTGTCCTCTCTCTGACTGTCTTGCCTTAAGAGCCTTTGATACATCTTTAGGTAATACTCCTGTAAACTTCCTGCTATCACCAATTGAACCAGGTTGTGCCCAAGTGAATGGGATTGTTAAGTACCAACCTAAGACACCTTTACTATTTCTGGTTATAACACGTTTATCACTCTTCTCAAACCCCTTCTTCATATCAAAAGGGTCTGCTCCACTTTCAAGCATATTAGGCAACTCACCTACTAGTGTGATTATGTTTGTAAATCTGCCTTCTTCACCTACTATGATACTGTTCAAATATTGACTTCTGGTTGACTTAAGAGCTTTCTTTGCTTCCTCCCTCCAAGATGACTCTACAACCTTTGTTACTACTCTAACAATTGACTCCTTTAAATCATCCACACTCTCTCTGGTAAGGTCAAATTCTTGACTCAGACCCATAGTATCAATTATTATTGGAGGTAGCATTACTTCTCTCTTTTGAAACTGTTATCAAGTAACTTCGTACCTTGGAAGTTATCACTATCTAGTAAGTAGTGTGACTTTCTACCCACTGCATAAATTGGAAACTGTGCAGGTACTGTTGCCCCTGTACACTTCTCCTTCTCTCTCTGCACCATTACATCTCTCTGCAAGTCCACTATTGTATACTCAACATTATGTCTGTACCTAATAGAAATAGTTGGTTCTGACACATCCCCTTCTTCAAGGTCAAGTGTTTTTATCATTCTATCCTCTATAATGTAGTCTTCTCCTTCAACAAGTAAGATATGTTTCTCATATATTAACTTATACATGAATACACTATATGTGTAAATTGGTTGATATCTTAGTACTCCATACAACTTATTACTTGTAGGTTGTTTCTTCAAGAAGATAACTTGACTATAATCTGACTCACTATCCAGAAGTATAATCCTGTCCATAAATGAGAGTCTATCCTCAGCTCTGGCAGTAATACTTGAAGTACCAATTCTCTCCTCTGACCACTCTCTATACTGTGTTGTTACGTTCATTGACTGAACTATCATTCTTGTCTGGGTTCTGTTCACATAGAACCAGCCCCCACCTCCACAATTCTTACAATTACTTTGTGCTGCAACTCCATCTCTGCTCGAACATGGGCACTTTATAGCATGGTCATGATATACATCATATCCCTTCTGCTCAATAGCAGCATCAAAGTCTGACTTAACCAAGTTTACTTCTGGCTTCCCTTCAGTATTCGGTGGTGTCTGTACTATAATCCCTTTACTTCCCATACTATAAACTTGTCATTGTAAACCCTTTGTAGTGACCTACTAACTTTGGCCATGTAGCTTTCATATCAGCTATGTATCCAACTATTCTTGAACCATACCCTGCGTTTGTTGCAGAGGAGGTTGATGAGATAGACTGACTCAAACCATCTATACCAATACTTTGAGAGGCAATACCTGCCCCTAAGATAAGATCTCCTAAGATATGGAAGAGATTAATTGAAGCTAGTTTCCCTATGAAGTTTAATAACTCTTTGGGTACCCTCTCAAAACCTGTAGTGTACCAGCCCCTCCAATAGTTTGGTATCTGTGAGTTACCTAAGAATCCAAGATGTGGAGTAATACCACTATACACTGCTGCATTAGTTGTAGACTTACCACTAGTTGGTACTAGATATAAGTTTCTATAATACAACTCCCCATCACTTGTCTTCCTTGCACTTAACCACTCTGGTGGATACTCAATCTGCTGAACATCATTAATAAACCCTTCCAGTTTATGTGCTACTCTAAC